CGAAGCGGAGGCAGAAGCGCCCACGCCCTGCTTGACTCCAAACTTACCCAGGACTTCATCCAGAGTGGCGACGCGATCGGCGAGGCCCTGCTTGACGGCATCCTGCGCGGTGAGGACGCGGCCCTGGCCAAAGCCATTGACCACAGACTTGACGGCGACGCCGCGGCCACGTCCTACGGCCTTGGTGAAGAGGGAGTAGAAGTCGTCGACCATGCCCTGCATCCCGGCGCGCGCCTCATCATCGAGGGGCTGGTAGCTGTTGCCCTCGGTTTTGTACTTGCCAGCGGAGATGAAGGTGAACTTGACGCCCAGATTCTCAAGGGCCGTGGAGTCGTCTTCGTGGAGCTGATAGACGCCGACTGAGCCGGTAAGCGAGCTGGGACTGGCCACGACCTCCGAGGCCTGCGAGGCCAGCCAGTAGGCGGCCGACGCGCAGAGGCAATTGGATACGGCCGTGATCTTCTTCTTCTTGCGGCCGTTGAAGATCTCCGTCGCCAGCTCATCAACGCCGGAAACCGAGCCGCCGGGAGAATCCACATCAATCACAATGGCCTTTACGTTGGGATCGGCGAGAGCCTGGCGCAACTGCTGCGTGAATTGCTGCACCGATGTGCCGGAGGGCCCGGAAACGTCGCCCGAGACGCGCTGATTGATGATGCCGTAGAGCGGGAGCACGGCCACAGAACCGGGTTTATCGGCCGAGAGCGACTGCATGCGCGCCGCGGCCATCTCATTCTGCGCGCGGATGGCGGCGAGCACCTCCGGCGAGGCCGTGCCTCCGGAAACCTTGAGATTCAGGAAAGCCACGATGGCTTCGAGCTTTTCCGGCTGGATGGCCCAGATGGAGCCGTAGACGGCGCGGACGATGGCGGAATAACGCATGGTGTTTTTCCTCCGGAAAAACAGGGATCAGGGGTCAGAGATCAGGGATCAGAAAAAACTAACCGGCGTTATGCGACAAGCAAAGGAACAGCTTTCCAAGCCAGATCAACGCGTACCAATTCCCGGCATTAAAGCATGATTTACCGCGAAACAGCGTGGCGCCAACAAACGGACTTACAGCCGCCTCAGCGCGCCAAGTTTTCAGATATAGCTTCATTTAGAGGACTCCTTCGACGGCCAGTGCCGCCAGTTTTGCGGGTTCGGTGACCGCGATATGCTCGAGGTAAGCGGTGGCGGCGGCCGCGCCTTCCTCATTCAGACGGCTGGCAAGCTCGGAGCAGCGAATATCGCAGGCCTGCTTGGCCTTGATCGAATTCAGCGCGGTAAAGTGGAAGACTCCGCAGATGAAACGGCAGTGCTCGGCATAGAAAGCGGCGAACTCGGAGAATGCCGCCTCGCGCTCGATCAGCTTGTGCACCGCGCTGACCTCGCGGCGGACACAACGCGCGGCCGAATCGTGCGCGAAGAGCTGAAGCTGGGAGCGCATGGCGTTCTGCTCGGGCTCCGGATCGGCGTTCTCGGGATTGTCCTGATCGTCCTGCTCCTCGGTTTCCTGATCGGGGTTCGGATCGGGGCTGTCTGGGACGGCGGAGACGGGAGCCAGCGCCGGATCGAGATTGCGCCAGTTCAGAGGAACGAAATACTGCTTGCCGATGCCTCCGGCGATGGGGTTCATGTCTTCCAGTTCGCGCACATCGTCATCCGAGAGCCAGCCGTGCTCGACGCCCACCGCGTAGCCCGCCATGCGCGTCGCGGTGTCGCCGCGGAGCAGGGAGGCCAGAGCGAACTTGGAATAGCAGGGATCGTCATCGCTGAAGAGATCGCGGCGCTGCGCCTGCTCCCACATGACGGCCATAGGCAGCACCGACTGCTGGGCGTGCATCAGGTTGAACTGCTCAACGCTGGCGTAAGTGGCGGCTTTGCCGGTGTCCACACCGATGAGGTGAGGCAAGATGTTGTGCATGGTGCAGATCTCGACAGCGGAGGCCTTGGAAGCGTCGAGGAGCTGCATGTCGATGGGCTTGATGCCCAGGCTCTTGATGTCCACTCCAGGCGGCAGCAGCTTGGCACGGTGACGCTTTTCGCCGGTATTGCCCGCCTCGAAGGCCTTCAGATAGGCGTCTTCATCCTGCTTGGTGGCGAAGTTGGTTCCGGTAATGATGACGCCGGCGGAAGCATCGTTTTTGAGGTACTTGCCGCGGTAATCCTGCTGCGCCAGCGCGACGCCGTAAACGTCCATGCCCATGGAGATGCGGGACTGGCCCACCTGGCGCTCGTCGGAAAAATCGCGGACGTGGTGAACCTCATCCTGCAGCAGCGTGCGCGTGGTGCCGGTGAGCGGATCACTGTACTGGTAGCGCAGCGCGCCATTGGAAAGCACCTCAACGCGCACGCGATCCGGGTGCATGGGGATGAGCTCGCCGATCTCGCCCCGGCTGCTGGTCAGGATTTCAGAGTAGGCGTTGCCGCGCAGCTCGATGTGACCCTGCATCATCTGGTAGTACTCGAAGCCCGTCTGCATGGAATTGGGCCGCGTGTGCAGGAGCTTGAAATTGGGGTGGTTCCTGACGACTTTCTTTCCCCCACCGGGAAGATCGACGTAGATGAGGCAAGGGAGCACGCCGAGGGCGCGGCCCTTGGCGCTCACACAGGCAATTACCGTCGAGAGGCGCTTGACCGTGTCCGGCGTGATGCGCATCCCGGCAACTGACGGCGAGCCGACGGCAGAATACCAGTAGTCATCCCAAGGGGCGGGCGCGCCGCCTATTCCGCCCACATCGGCGCGCAAGCCCTGGAAACCGCTGACCATGGAGCTGACAAGACTCACTGACGCCTCCGGGAAGAAACTGCGCTACCGCGTTCGTAGATGGTGGCTCCGGCGGTGAGAATCAGGCCGCCGACGATGAACCCCAGAGGAGGCCAGGCCATCCAGCAGCCAGAGGCAAGGAGGGCCAAGCCGACGCAAAAGGCCGTTCCGGTGATCACGCTCACCCATACGACCGGCTTCTTGGGGTGCGCTTCAAATGCAGGTGGCGGCATGAGTCCTCACAAATACCCGATGTGCACCGGCGTGTAGCGGCGCTTGATTTCGCCCGCCATGGCCGGGTTGAGGCCGGTGATCAGAGCGGTGGCCGGATCGATCTTGTCTTTGCCGTTTTCCAGCTTGCGCGGAAAGACGTTGTCATTGGCGTCGATGCGAGCCACGACACAGGAGATGGCCCAGGTCAGAACCGGATCGCCGTTGTGATGGAGCCGCCCGGCGCGCATGGCCGCGTCCAGTTCTTTCATGGCCGGAGACAGAAACTGCACCGTCTGCGGAACCGATTGAACGATGTCGTCACCGAGCTGCTCGGCGAGCTGCTGCTGCATCTGCAGCGCCGACCAGGGATCGAAAGCGATGCGCTGAAAGTCATACTCGGACAGCTCGTTTTCAATATCCTTCTGGATGACGGAAAGCTGAATCTCAGGGCCCGGAACCGCGTGGAGATGCTTATCGAGATACCAGCGCTCATAATGCGAGTGATCGCCGTCCATGATGGTGTCCATGGGCGCGTAGTGATGGCCGAAAACGTAGTAGTGACGGACCAGGATGCCGTCCACGTTCTTCTTCATCCGCTGGAAGATTTTGATTCGCGACGCGAGATCAATCTGCGCGGCCAGGTCATTGCCCATCCAGCAGGCCTCGCCCTTGAACTCATCCAGCGAGAGACTGCCGTCCTTGCATTGATTCCAGGCCTCCATGTTGAAGTAGCCGTTGAGGGCGTTGCCCCACAGGTCGAGATGCTTGGTCTTGTAGATGAACTGCTTGTGCGGCGACTGCATGGCGTCGCGGAGCTGCTTGGCGAGATACTCGGGAAAAACCGAGACTCCGAAGTTCGGGTTGGCCTTGCGCTGCGCGTCGGTGGACTTCCAGTCGTCGCCCTCATCGGCGGAGTACATGATGCAGAAGAACGAATCGTTTTCGACCAGGCCGTCGAGGAGCTTCTCGCAGTCCTTCTCGGTCAGGTAGCAGGGGCCGGCGGTATCGGTTCCCGCAGTCGTGATGTCGATGGTCAGGCCCTGGCGGCGGGCTCCCATGCCGGTGACCATCGTGTCATGCAAGTTGCTGCTTGGATGCTCGTGGTATTCGTCGACAATGGCGCAGCTCGGAGACGCGCCGTCCCCCGGATCGCCGATCAGCGGCTCAAATTTGCCATCATCGCGCCTGGCGACGATGGACTCGACGTTGACCTCCAGGTCAAAGTACTCTTTGAAGCGCGGGGCCTTCTTGGCCATGCGGCGCGCCGTGCGAAAGACCTCCATCGCCTGTTTTTTGTTGGTGGCTCCCGAAAAGACCTCGGGGCCCGACTCGTGATCGGCCACCAGCATGTAGAGGCCGACGCCGGCCGCCCAGGTGGTCTTCGCATTCTTGCGGGCCACCTTGATGTAGGCCTCGGCGAAGCGCCGGAAGCCGGTCTCTTTCGAGATCCAGCCGAAGATGCTGCAGGTGATAAAGACCTGCCATGGTTCGAGCTTGATGAGTCCGCTCTGACCGACACCGGCTCGGGCCCACTCGCCTTTGACGTGAGGCAGCAGCTCGATGAAGCGGCAGACCCTGCCGGCGCGCGCGGCGTCGAAGCGGTAAGGGTAATCCTCCCTGGCCGACTTCTCCAGGTCTCCCAGATGGCGCTGGCAGGCTTTCAGCACCCATTTGCAGGCGAGAAGCTTTTCGGAAACCACATCGCGCGCATAGCGATGGCAGACGGTGGCAAAATGCCGATCAGCCTGCGCCAGAGTTGACTTAGCCGAACGCTTCCCACTCGCCATCGGTCCCTCTCACGCCTTTGCCCACGCTCGGGAGCCGCTGATCGAGCTCAAGCCGGGAAGTGAGCGCGAGGAGGTTGTTTTTCTCCGAGGTTTTCATGGTTTCCCCGGAAATGCGGAACTTGTCCATGGCGACGACGAACTGTTCGAGAAGCGCGCGCCGCATCGGCGTCCGAATGGTGACTTGCGGGCCAAACTCGGCCCAGATCGCCTTCCACCTGGCGAACTTCATGGCGCCCATCGATTCCGGCGCGACGTTCCAGCGCTCCGGCGGAGGACCGACAGGCTCCGGCTTGGCTCCGTTTCGCGAGGTTTCGATGCGCTCGCGATAGCGCTGGGGGTTCTTCTTGGTCGAGCCGCGAGCTTCGAGTACGCTGATTGGAGTCCGAGGTCGCGACATGGTGGCCATCCTGCAAAGCCGGTCCGCGCGGCGTCATTCTTGCCGAGAAAGCGCCTCCTGCGGGGTTATCTGCTGAATTTGAGGGCACCCCATAGAAGAAGCGACCAGAATGCCGTTTTAAGCTGATTTTGGGAGTTTTTCGTATTTTGTGGAAGTAAAAGTTTCCTTGTAAGCGCGGTCTCGCGGGGGATTGCCCTGAAGATTTTACCCCGCCCCGGTCGATGGAACTCCCTCACACGTCCCTGCGGGAACGGCCTTCTGTCCACTGACATCATTGCCGAAACCGCCTTCCTCGCTCGCCGTCTTGCGCGAGTGGCAAGTCCCGCAGAGTGACTGCCAGTTCGTCGGATCCCAGAACAGAACCATATTGCCCTTATGCGGAATGATGTGATCCGTGCAGTCGGCCGGTTCCGGGAACTTCAGATGCACCTTGTAAGGATCGACGCACCATGGATGCTTCTGCAGCCATCCCGCGCTAGTCTTGCGCCATCGCGGCCCATACCCACGCGCCGCTGCGCTTGGCCGCGCCTTTGACAACATCTTCGCAGGAGCCTTCGGCCGGCAACGATCACAGTACCCGCTTACGACCAGTGTCGAGCAGCCCGGCCTGGCGCACGGTCGTTTGATGCGTGATGCCATTCTCACCCCGCCGCGTCAGACCGTCGCAGACGCTCGTAATACTCTTCGGGATCGGGAGGTGCACCGCGCCCAATAGCGCGCCGGTATGTACCGCCAGTGCGGATGTTGTAGTCTTCCCACATCACATCATGCTCGCCGACGAACTGCCTGAACGGCGCCGTGATCGCCCTCAGTGCATCGAGCGCCTTCCAGATCGCGGTCAGAAATACCGACAGCGCAATGATCACCGTAATCAGAAATGGCCATTGCACGGCCGTCCAGGTAAGAGGCATCTGCGATTATCCTTATCGTGCAGGTTTGGGATAGACGCGCACTGCTTTATCGCCGTAGACTGCGACGCCTGTTCCGTCATCGATCCTTGATGCCGGTTGCGGCCATTGCCTGACTTTTTGGATTGCTCGCTCGACCGCATCGTCCGGAACTGGAATGTGACCATTAGGACCTGGTGGGCGATTTAGTTTCTTTTCTTCCGGCATGCCCAATGTTCGCGAGCGTCCACCGAGCCCAGCATTCAGCTCGCAGACACGCATGGTGATCGAACAGGCTGTGGGTTTGGAAAGAATTTCGGTGTCGCTGCGCTTGTCGGCGATGATCTGGTAGCCGAGGAGATTTCCCTGAACGTCGTACACCTTCCGCCACCGGTTCTTCGCCAGCTTTTCAGCCGCTTCGGTTTCTGTGGTGTTTCGCACGACACGCCAGCCGAGTGTGGTCTCTGCGGCATAGAGATGTAACGCAGCACCGCGAGCGCGGCGCTGTGAAGCCGTCGGTTTTCCCATATTTGAGGAGGGCCTTCAGACAAACTTCGAGTTACCTTTACAACTGCGCTGTGACGTAGCGCCGATGCTCTTGGCAATCTCGGGAGCGGGTTGTTTTCCGCTCCGAAATCACTCTAGCAAAGTTCAGTCCGCAGCGGCGCACATAACTCTTGATTCATCGTCTGATTCCTCGCTTAAATCCTTTAATAACAGCGTTTTAATTTCTGTAACTTTTTTTTCGAGCTCTGGATAACTCCCCATTCGGTGTTTGATCGAAGAGATCGCATTATGCACGGTAGAGTTGTGCAACTTAAAGTTTCTGCCTATTTCGGAAATGCTTTCTCCCGAAAACTTCCTCGAGAGAGAAATTGCAATCTGGCGGGGAATCATGTATTTCTCAGAGCGCGATCGACTCAGCATCTCTTCGCGCGAAATCCCAAAATATACCGAAATGGTTTTCTGGATTCGCAGGATCGAAACCGGCTTGTGCTTCAGAAACTCCGGCCCCATCACCGCGCCCGGAGCCATTCTCACGTCTTCGCCGTCGATCTTCCGCCTGACCGGCCGGTTGATCGCCGCCTTGAGCTTCTTCGCCGCCCTCTTCGACAGCGGCTTCGGCTGCGGATTCTCGTCAGGATCGGCAAACTGCGCAATCATCTCCGGCTCCATCCCATGCCGCTTCGCCACCTCCGCGATCGAGGCATAGCGCAATTCGCACCGGAACCGCTCTCGCTCCGTCGTCGTGTAATTCGGCGGCAGAAAGCGCATTTCGTGCGCCCGGTGATAAACCGGCTGTGCTGGCAAAACCGGCTGACAGGGATCATCCTCCTCCGCGCCCGCAAAATTGAACCCATCCCGAAAACCCGCGCCGGTCACGTAGCAGCAGGCCTCGCCGTCCGCGCAGCGCAGGCACAGCGGCTCATCGTCCACCACGATCTGCGCCTGGCAGTGATGCCCCTTGCGCCGGCACTCCGCGCACTCCACCCCGATCAGCTTGCCCATCGCACTCACTGGTAACTCCCCACGGACGCCTGGGCCCGTACCTGCTGCTCCCGTAAAACCACCGCATCCCACGGCCAGCTCTCGGATTCTCGCCAGTAGCCCTCGGCGAAGAACCGCCGCGCGCCCCATTTGCAGCGCAGCTTTTCGCCCTGCAGGATGTAACTGCTCCACGCCGCGATCATCGCCAGCGCCGTGGTCGGCGGCGGCTCGCCCTTGTCCGCCTCCTGCTCAATCACCGCCGCCAGCACTGGCCTCAGCCGGTGCGCCGTGAAGCCACATCCCTGCATCACCTGGTCAACCGCAGCCCCCAAGCCTTGCTGCGCATATCGGCCTCCATTCGACTGCACTCCAAGCGTTCCTGTAGCATGATCTCCAGGTACGAGATTCTTCGGCTGGGCACTATTCCACCGATCGCCCAACGCCCGATCTTCATTCTCCGGAATGCCGTCGCTCGCCAGACTATCGGCGCTGTCTTGCGTCTTGCCATCATCAGCCAACTCCTCTTCGCCACATTCCCCCTCGGTCACGAGGGGGTTAGGGGGTGTTTGCTTTTGCACTTGTTGCTCTTGTTGCTTTAGTTCCCTGTTATCTATTGCGATACCGTCAATGTCACCCTTATGACACCCTTCTGTCACCCTTTTGTCACCCTTTTGCGCAAAAAGTGAGGGTGGAGAAAGGGTGACACCATGACACCCTTCTGGTAGCTCATCCAGCTCGCAAAAGTAGTAGAAAGTCACCGCTCCGCGCCCCTGATTCTTGGGCCGGACGCGCTGAATGATCCCCTTGCGCTCCAGGCTCTCCAACAGCCGCTGGCAGGTGCGCACCGAGACCATCGCCACCTGGGCAATCGTCTCCAAAGCCGGAAAGGTGCGGCTGCCAGCCTTGCGCTCCTGGTGCGAGTCGGCCAGCGAGACGCCCACCATCTTTTCCGTGCGGGTGATGGCTTCCCCGTTGGGGCATACCTCCAGCCCGAGTATGTATGCCGTTGCGCGTGCACTCACAGGACTCTCCCATGCCCTGCGTCTTGACTCCCGCGCGGGCTAAAATCTGATTTGGTGTCTTTTGCTTTTTTAGCTTGCAAGCCGCCGAGGGCCGCTCTCAACTATCGTGCGTGTATCAAAGAACCCCGTCGCGGCGCTCGCGTCGACAGCCTCTAGAAAGTCCACTTCGACTTTGGCGGAATTGATCAGCGTCTGGGCTACTTCTACGACTGCCTTGGCGCGGGCAAGTTCCATCGGCTCCTCTTTATCCTTGAGGGCCTCGATCACTTCAAAGAGATGGTTGCGCAGATCCGTCATTGTATTTTTCGGCATTCTCTCTCATCTTTCGTTTGACCGCGCCGAGAAGCATGATCGTGGTAACCAGCTCGCGCGGAAGATTATGGATCGTGTTGCGCCGCATCATCTCGGCATTAGAAATCAACTCCAGGTTGCTCAGCTCCACATGCGCTTTGTGGCCATCCCTGAAGACCAGTTTGTACCCGCGTGGAATCGGCCCGTGTTTGTCTTCCCAGATCAGAATGTGCGCTCCAATCCAATTTCCGTAGCGCCCATCCCGTTCCCGGTATTTGATTTCCAGGTATCCATCCTTGCTCAGCCGATCCGACCAGAGGGGCTGCCAGATCTGCGCGGCGCGGCCGTTCAACTGACCTTTCTTGAACTGCGTCTGTGCCATGCGCCCTGGCGACCAGCCAGGCCTTCTTAAGCCCTTGTTCGCCGGCACGTGACCAGGCCTAAAGCGATAGGCAGACCCGACATGATCTCCGCGTCGCAGTCGGCTCGCCGATGGGCTGGCCATGTAGGCTTCGCTCTTGCCCAGCCGCAACTTATGCGCCATTTGATAGACCTGCGTCACACTTCGGCCGAGGTATTCCGCAATCTCCCGCGTGGGAATCTCGGGATAAAACCTTCGTACAATCCCACGCTCTTTGGCCGTCCACGCTCTACCATTCATCGTCCGCGCCAGCTCGTCTTTTGCGCCGCCAGGTTGGCGCGCCGCGTTTTGTCCTTGCGATAGCGCCGTGCGTCGGCGGCCATCTTGGGATCGTCAAACTGCCAGCATTCCGTGTGCTCGATGATGAGGAGCTCGAGCAGTTCCATCAACCGCTCCGGAGTCCTATCTGAACTTTTGCGTATTTCCTCGTACTCGCCGCAGCCGTAGCACTCGAAGGCATTCCACTTCTCGTGCCAGATCAGGCCTCCATCCTCCGGCCGCTCGCGCCGGCTCACACTTCCACCGCCGGAAAGGCCTTGTACTCCCGCCCATCCAGATCGGCAAAGTAATACTCCATCATGGCGTTAAAGGCGACCGCCGCAAGCTGATGCTTGTCTGTTCCAAACTTGTCGTGGGACTCGTGGTTGAGGTACATCGAGAAATGCTCCCTGGCGTGATCGGCGATTTTTTGAGGTTGCGTCAGAGCCAGTGGACCGCGTGAATTGTCACCGTGCGATCTGCGGTATTGGAAGGAGTCGGTCCCGTACTTTTCGAAACCATACCGGCCAATATCGTTCATGGCCTCAAGAAAGCCGTCGATTAGAAATTCATATTCGCTGCTACTCATGCAGTTCACCAAGCTCCAGCCGCGCAGCCTTGCGTTTCTCTCGCCTGGCCGCTTCCAGGTCATCAGCCAGGAGCGAAACCCGCGCCTCGACCAGCTCCTGCGCATCCAGCGCGGCGAGCTGCGGATCGGCCGCCAGCGCCGCATCGTCCCGGCGCACAATCACCACCGCCAGCGCGCCACTCTTCTCCCGCAGCCACTCGGCATAGGCCACGATCGTGCCCGTCTTCGTCCAATCAGGCTCTTGTCTCGGCATGACTCCCCATGTAACACAGCGTTGCAAAGTTAATAAGTGCGGCGGGCAGGGACACTAACGCTGGTATGATCCAGGACGGTATCCCCGCCGCACTCTTTCGCGCCAGGCCGTGATTCCGGCGCGAAACTTGTCAGGCGATGATCGTCGCCTCGGGAAGTTCCTTCTTGAGGTAATGCGCGATGCTCGCGATCGTCTCCACGCGCCACTTGGCATCGATCTCGAAGAGCGCGATCTGCGGCAGGCCGTCCTTCACCGCACGCATCCGGAGCAGAAACTTAGATTCGACCGGTGCGGCATCCCGGAAGGTGTGCCACGGAATCAGAGGAATACCCTCAGCCGGGAGTTCTACCTGGGTGCGGGTCACCGCTCCCTCCTTGACGGTGATCGCCTGGCTGATGCCATCATCCGCCACGCTGACCGACGATTCATGGCTGATCGTCGAGGCCACGCGCAGTACCTTTTCAGCCTGGTCATTGAAGTAAAAGGAAGCTCGGAAGGCGATCAGAAACTCTTCGACAGAATAGAAATGATCGAACTTGAAGGGCGTTTCTTCCTCATGCCACGCCCCGGCCCAAATATGACGGCCCCCAAAATCATCCGCTTCGAGTGAAAGAAGCACGACTTTCCTGGTGTGGACAATCTGCAGAGCGACACGCTCCGGCCGTCCATCCAGTTTTGCTTTGAAGGCCGCGACCAGGCCGCTCAGCGATGCGACCGTCAGCGGAGGCTTCGTCCACTTCGGCGCCAGCTCGCGGATCGGCTCGCCTAGCGTCCCGTCCCCCCTGACAGCATAGGGCTGCCCGTCTACTTCCTTGACCACTGGCCGCTCAGCCTTGAGACGGTCGAAGAGATACGACAAAAACTCTTTCATCGGAAATCCTTTCAGAGTTGGAAAATTGGATTTGCGCGGACAGCGCTGGGTTACCCCTGCCCAGCGCTGAGGAGACAGGTCATGGAACCCGCCGCGCACTTCCCGCGAGGAGGGTGTCGCGGGAATCTAGGAGCCAGCCTTGAAGGAGAGCGGTTTGGGCGCTTCCTTCGGGGCCGGCGGATTGAAAAGGTTGATTTGGCGCGGATCGCGGTCGAGAGCGTAGTAATTGCCATCCTCGTCACGTCCCATGAAGATCCTCGAAGTCGAGGGGATTATTGAGGCCAACTGCGCCTTGCAGGTGAACTGCGTATCGATCTGCGTCCTGTCTTCCTTCGGATGCAGAGTCAGAGTCAAAGTGATTTGCCGCTTGGCCGTGGCCGGCGTGTTGGGGTCGGCGATGTTACTCATCACTTCGGCAAGTTTCAGCCCGAAGGCCTCGACCATCGCTCCCTCGGAAATCGAGCTTATGTCGATCAATTGCGGTTCATTCAACGGATTCGTCATTACTGCAACCCTCCGGCCCGATACCATTCCGCCCAGGCCACGCCAAAGTTATAGAGCAGATCACCAAGCGCCAACGCGAAGAAGACGAGGAGCGGCACCCAGGCAAGATCGCGCAGACGCTCCCAGTTGATCCCTGCTCTCTGATCTCTGATCTCTGCATTACTCATGCCGCACACCCTTTCTTTTTGCGGCTCCGGCCGCGTCCACAGATCAGCTTGTTGATGTCCGCCGAGGATTTGCGCGGTGGCCGGGCTGCCCGCGCCGCCTTGCCAGCCTCGACCCAGCGCTTGACGCATCCCGGCGCATTGCACACGGTGCGCCTGGTCCCATTCACCCAGGAGCAGACATCCCCCTCGCAGTACGGTGGCACCGAGCAGGGGTTATCTTCCGTGCAGCCGCAGTAGCGGCATTTCCCCGGAGTTATCTCGCTCACGTGTCACCACCCTCCGGGTCGTCATCCTCGGAAATCGGCTTCATCCCTGCGGCCTTCGAGTTCGCCCAGCGCTTTTTCACCGCGCCAGCGATCCGCTTGCGCGTCTCGGGGCTCAGCTTGCCCGTCTTCTTCGCCGGGGCTTTCTTGGCTGGCTTGGCCGAGGCCTTCTTTGCCGGCTTGGCCGCAGCTTTCTTCGCAGGCTTGGCCGGTGCTTTCTTCGCAGGCTTCGCCCAGGCCGAAGAGCCGTCATAGCCGAGGCGCTTGATCTCCGCGAGGAATTCCTTGCGGCCTTCGTTAGGCCCGTTCCATTCGCCAGCAGTGAGGAAATGTCGGCTGAGCGAAGCAACAGCAATTCCCTGTGCGAATTCCACGCTCTCCAGCTTGGCTTCGCGGAGCGTCTTCAGGAGACCAGGCATGAGAGCCGTAAAGGGCTTGCGCGCCTCTTCCCAATCCGGCAGAGCTGCCAGGACGATGAAACGCAGGGCGGCTTCCGGAATCCCGGTTATCCCCTCGATGGCCTTTGCGGCCACCGCCAGGCGCAGCTTGCTTTCTTCAATAGCCTCAGACTTGCGCTTCTCCTGCGCCGCCTTCTCAGCCGCCTCATCGCGCTTGGCGTGGCCCGCGCCTGCGCTCTTCTGCTCTTCGTAGGCTTTGGGGTGAACCTTGCAGCCCACCGCGATGCAAACCGGCAGCGCCTCGCCCGGCTTGCGCAGCTTCTCACCGCTGCCCGTGTACCCCCGACTCCCGTCGTCGCTCCAGTCCACCGTGATACCGGTGCGGACGTTGGGGCAACTGCCCTTCTTGGCTTCGACCCATTGCCCCTGGCGGAGCACCTTGGCCGGGTTGGCTGTCCCGGTCATGTAGCCTGGGTTTTGCACGTCATTGAAGCAGGTCGCGGGCTTCACGCTGGAGCTCTTCCAGCTCAGCGTCGCAATTCTCGGCGTTCCATCTCCCGCGCGGCTGGCTTCGATCCGGCGCAGTACATACTCCTCGCGCTTGGCTTCGAAACAGCACCCATCGGCACAGGTCGCTTCCTCGATGGCCAGGTCAGCAAAAAGCGCCGTGTTGGCCTTGGTATTCGACGGGCAGGCATTGCATGCAGCAGCCTCCGGAATCAGCGTGTCATCGTCCAAAGACCAGGGCGCGCGGCTCAGCTTCCGGCCCGATTCCTGGATGACCTCGATGTGCTCCTTGAGGCGCTGCGCCGACTGCGGCTCCCAGCGCCAGTGTCCGCTGCCATCCTCCTGCTTCTTCCGCAGCTCCAGCCGTTCGGCCAGCACGGCCTCCACGCCGGTCCTGGACCCGGCCGTGTGGTCGAGCGCCCACTTGAGCGCCGCGTCCTGCTCCTCGCCCCCCAGCCGCGCCAGCAGCAGCGCATGGTCGACGGTGATGAGCCGCTCGCGCAGCGCGTCCTGGCCAGCGAGAGTAAGCGAGCGCAGCCGCAGCCGCTTGGCCACGTAGGCCACATCCTTGCTGACCCGCGCCGCCACGTTCGGAATCGAGCCATGGACGTCATAGAGTGCGCCGAAGGCTTGAGCCTCTTCCAGCGCCCCCACATCCTCGCGCTGGAGATTGTCGATGATGCCCAGCTCGCGCGCCTCGGCATCCGTCAGGGCGCGGACGATGCAGGGAGCGTCCTTGAGCCCGGCCAGTTTCGCGGCCTGGTGGCGGCGGTGACCGGCGACAATCTCCCATCTCGGGCCGCCGTTCCAACCCTCCGGCGATTCCAGATTCCGCACGATCAGCGGATTGAGGATGCCCTGGCCGTGGATGCTGTCGGCCAGCTCGCGCATCTGATCGGGGTCGAAGTTTTTGCGGGCGTTTTCTGGCGACGGGAAAAGGCACTCAAGACCAAGCTCGCGAATCTCAGCGCTATACGGGGCGGTCATGGCTTCACCGCCTTTTGCTTCTCGCTGCTGAGCGGAGCGAGATGGGCCAATTTCCCATCCAGATTCCGCCGCAGCTTCCGCTTCCGCCTGAAAGCGATCTGGGCAGCCTCAGCGGCGATGTTGCTGAGCACACCCAAACGGTGGCCCAGCATCAGGAGCATCAAGGAGAGGATCACGCCCACCGCGAGGCCGGCGAGAAACGCCATGGACGCCAGGATCTGCATAGTGGTGAGGTTCATGGTTGCACCGCCTTGCTCTCGGCCAGGGAATCTTCAGCCAGTGCGAGCGCTGATTCCCGCTCCAGGCACGCATCCAGATCCCGCCGCTGCGCCTGCATCAGTGCAATCTCGCCCGAAAGGCGAGCGTGTTCCGCGAGCTTGGCGGCATGCTCGCCGAGGTTGATCGAGAGGGCATACCGGTAAATAAGCTGCCCGAGAGCTGCGTTGATCACCGATGCGGCGGCGATTCCCGCGATAAAAGCGGCCAGAGCCACATCCTGCCAGGTGTCGAATCTCACTGGACACCACCTTTCGGCTGGCAAGGCGCGTCCTCAATGGAAGCCCAGGCCGCGGCGAAATCGGTAAAGCGCTCGCGATCGACGACCCTGACCAGGAAGTGCTCCACTCCGGTCGCCTTCAGGAGCACATCGTCAGCGATCCCCACAGAGGCATTGAGGCAATTGACCAGGCGGCGAGAAGCCGCGAGGACGGCCGGGAAAGGTCCGCTCAGCTCGAAGACATGCGCCGCGATGCCCGAGCCGCAGCCCAGCGAGACGATCTGCCGATTGACATCCCAGCCCACAATCGTCCATGGCTCGCCAAAGCTGCCCGGCGTGGTGTCGTAATTGGCCGTGATCTTCAGCCGTGGGGCCTGCGGAGTGGCTTCCATCCCTCTAGGCATAGGAGGCGCGAAGTATCGATCGGTGCTGGAACTGAATTGGCAGGCCAGGGCGAGCACGATGCCCGTTTGGCAGTCAGGGTCATGGGTGAGAGCGCCGGAGGAATCGGAGACGGCTCCGCATTCGCTGCATTCGGTCTTGTCCCGGTAAAAACTTCCGTCGAGAGCCCTCAGGCGGACGATGTTGCTCATGGCCAGTTCAACGCCGGCATGGCCCATCTGGATCAGTTCGGAGTACAAGCTCATCAGCCGGGCGAATTCTTGACTCGATTGGCTATGGCTAGGATCGGAAGCCCGCTTCTGCTTCTCGGTAGTTTCGCCGGCAGGTACACGGCCCACGCCAGGCACGTCAACGCCCACGCCGAATGGATATTCAGGGCGCCCGTCCTCGCAATTTTTGCGGGCTTGAGCTTTCGTGAATGGGTATTCAGGGTGTATACGCTCGGAATTTTCTTGGGTTTCAGCCTTTTCGGCTGACGGGCCATCCGCGAGGCGCTGGAAGGCCTCGGCCTCAGTGTCGCAGACGGCAGAATGGTCGCATGAATAGATGCACGAATCGTCCATGATCCTCTCCTTCCGAGTTCTGAAGAGGATGTGGACCAACGGCTCTTTGTAGATCCACGGCCACGGGGCCGTTGTTCTACGCCGTCTTCTGGCCACCGATTGCGGGGTGTTGGCCAGAGACCACTATAAATTGTGCTTTATCACCAAGAATGGTGAGCTCGCTGGGGCTCGAACCCAGGACCCACGCCTTAAAAGGGCGTTGATCACTCACTACAGGGCGTGTGTCCAATGTGTACCGGAACACAACACAATCTTTTTCTCTTCCGAACTGCTACTCAAAAGACTAAACCCGCTCAGCGGCTTGTCAAGTAAAAAACAGCGAGGAATCTTTATAGATACCCCTCCCGCGAAGAGCTACCGGCATCCCACGGCATAGGGAAGTGGCCAGCCAGGGTGCTCAGGCTGCGGATCCGCATGCCGGGGCTCAGCCTGATGAGTGTATGGGCCCCAACCCGCGCCGGGAGCATAGGGCATTTCCGAGCCAGCCCAGGCGGCGGCCGCCCAGCGCCGCTTGGCCTGCATGCTGATGGTCGTGTAGTGCTGCTGCATCCGCGGGCTGATGTGACCCGCAAAACTCATTATCACCTGGATCGGCACCCCCGCCTCCGCCATGCGCGTGATGGCCGTGTGGCGCAGGTCATAGGGCGTCAGCCAATCCAAGTTTGTCGCCGAACGCATTGCATCCCAGGGCTTGCGCAATCCCCAGGCCGTCATGGGCCGAAGCGGGTCATAACGATCCCCGGTGACATGGATCGGAAAAAGGTAGTGATGCGGTCCACTGGCGCCCATCTGCCGCGCCCGCTCCATCAGGCCCTCCAGCGCCCAAATGACCTCCGGCGTCTGCAACGGGACCGTGCGGATGCGGAACTTGTTTTTTGCTCCCTCATTGCGAACCTGAAGAATCCCCTGTGAAATGAAAATGTCGCCAAAGCGGAGCGCGCGCATCTCATTGGTGGCCGCCGTGGTCTGCAAGGCGAGCAGCGACCACCAATAGATGACGCGCCAGGCCTCACGCGAAGAGGCCACGTGCAGCCATCGATGCTGCTCCTCGGGCGTCATGGCATGGGGTACATCATTATTGACGGTAGCCAGCGGCTCGAAAGCCTCTTCGTGACGCTGGGTCCAAGCTCCCGCCGCGCGCATCACGCGGATCACGGTCTGGATCTCCTTGCGGATCAGGTTCGCTCCCGCCCGCTTTTCCCATGCCCCGCAGGACGCATCGCAGAGAGCGCGAGCCCGCTGATATTCGCGTAGATGACCGGCATGGATTTCGCCGAGCGGGAGAAGGCCAAAGAATTTAGACGCCGCGCGAGCATATTGCCGCAGATCGCGCTCTGAACGATCGGAGATGTAACGCGCGTTGGACCAGATGCCCGCATTTTCGATCACGCGCTGTCCAATCCAAATATCAAAAGCCTCAGGGAAAGTCATCAAGGGGGACAATTCAACAGCTTGCAAGGCGATAGCCCTTTCGCACGCCGGGCAGTGCAAGTGTCCGAGGGTGTGTTGATCAGGATTTCGCTCCATTTTACCCATGCCACGCCTCCGTTACCCGTGATCGGTAACCTTGACGTGCGATGCGATAGTCTGTGGACTGGGCTTTTTTCAGCAACCTGATAGCAACCTGAAAGCCACCGATTAGACGTCTAAAAACGCCAGTACGATGGCTATATGACTGCCATGCATATACTTACCGTGCGACTCAGCCCCGCGCAGTATCGCTCGCTCGTCAAGCTCGCCGCAAAACTCAACCTTGACAAAACCAACGTGATCCGCCTGGCGCTGACTCGCCTTTCCGAAGCTGAGAACCTGCTACCAAAAGACCGTGAATAAACGCCACTCACCGTCTTACGCCTGAATGATAGCGATTGCAAGGCAAATAATATCCCTTGCCTTGCGTTTATCTTGCAATGCGGGAAAATCAGGAGAATAATGCAGGTATGAGAAAAACAGTCGCCAAAGAAGTCCCCGCGCCGTCACAGAAGCAGAATGTGACTCTGCGCCTCCCGAGGCCAAAAATCCAGGCTCTCGATCGACTGGCCGAGCGCATGGGCACCACCCGCAGCGCCCTGATCCAGATGGCTATTGCTGAGTACATCGAAAAGATGCAAAAGTGAGACCCTCAGAATAGCGAGCCCATGCCGGTCGCCTCGATGCTGCTGATCCTTGCGAGAGTGTGCTTCTCGCCCCGCGGATCTTCACAGATCACATATTTAT